TAGAAAAGTGAGCCTCAGTCAGCCGAGGCGAGGATTTACGGGGGTATCAGCTCAGACGTATTGAGCCCAGAGCTGGATAAGCAGTTGAGAAAAACGTGTTGTGTCCTTGTAGCCGGGTTCTTTAGCTACTGCTTGACCGTCGACTGTTGCTACCACGCAAGGGATGCCACCAGTGAAATTGAGCTCTTTTTTTTTGGCTATGCCTTGCGGTGTTTCAAGGTCGACGATCTCGATCATCTTCTGCGCTTTTGGGTTCATCGACTTAATGACACCTTCTAGAACTGGGCGAAATTTTCGGCAGTATCCACAGGTCTTGTAGTTGACAACGCAGAAGATCTTCATGGATACACCGTTTTAAGCGGTGTAGGGTTCCCATTTAGACGTCGAATTCACGGCAACGGACAGAGTCAGGATTCGCGTCACAGAAGGACTGGAACTTCTTAGGGAGGGATTTTCCCTGGTCACAGTTAGCGCAGTCGATGCCACAGGTACAATCATCCTTCTTAGTCTGATTGGATCGAGGCATGGTGGAAACTTTCATGAGTCAAAGGCTATCGATAAGACCTTGATAGAGGGGAACTTCAGAGGGGTTGATCTGAGCTGACTCGAGTTTTCCTCGAAGCTGAGCCGGAGCAGATTGGTCAGTAGCCTCAAGCCTGCGAATGAAGTTACCGGCTTCGGTGAAACTGGTTGTGCGGCAAAGGTTGATGAACGTTTGGAGTGCCTGGTCTACCTGTTCAGGCGCCAGGGAGTTTGGTCTTGGTTTGGTCATGCTTCGAAGGCTAACAGGTCCAGCCTAGCGGTTTAGGACCTTTAGCCATTCCACCAGAAAAAGAGGCATGCTGTCAAAGACAGATCGCAGGAGAAGGGTCACGAGAACTTTTGGGGTCACAAGCCAGCAGTACCAAAGGCACCTCTGAAATCAACAACGGTGTAAGGCTCGACATTGGTGCAGTCCTGTAGATCAATGACATGAACGTTGCGACGTTGAGCCGTGAGATGAATAACAGATTGGGAGGCATAACCGGAGAGGTTGAGGCCACACCCTGCATAGTTATCAGTACCTATAAGTGAACCGGAGCGGATCCAATGGCCGGTGACGAGTGGGTTATGGACATGTCCAGACACACCAAAGTCAGCATTATGCAGACCTAGAACTGACTGACACGCCTGCTGATCGAGGTTTTTGTTGAGCGTGTCGCCATGCATAAGGAGAACACGCCAGCCTTCAACCTCAAGCACGCAACTATTAACGCCAAATTGGCATTCGATATCAGTGGGGCCGTACTCAACTGCAAGGGCCGCATTAAGGGCCGCATCCCAGTTTTCAGATGCCATGCGATCACCATGACCACGATCTTCTGTTAGGCGGGCCTCGTTGCCAACTACACCCGCAAGAGAAACCATGCCGAAGGCCTCGGACTCAGACAGCTCATTGATGAACTGCTTAAGGATCTCGAGGCCGGTCATATAGGACCAGACCGCTGGACCTTCTGAATGCAACACCTTGTCAGTGCGCATTTTGCCCAAGAGGGAATCGAAGATATCACCTGTGAAGGTGATGTAGAGATCTGATGCGCCTGTTTGTGCCTGAAGTGCGAGGATTTCTTCCGCATAAGCGGCTAGACGCTTTGAGGCCACCCTCGTGCTGTAGGCGTTTTTATCTCTAACGACGGTTCCTCCAAAATGGACGTCGGTAACTTGTGCGACCAGAGCCCCGCCCCTAATGACACGAGCAGAGCAAGCAGAACGGCGTGACACGGCGTGACGTACTTCATCCGCAACTCGGTGATAGTTGTTGATGTAGTGATTCCACTCAGCTGCAGTCGCTTCATCGCGAGCTACATTTCGTGCGACCTTACGCTCTGCGCGTGTACGCTCTCGATCCCGCTCGACACGAGCAGCGAGGCTCATAGTCGGTTCGACTATGGGAGAGAGTTGTGGTGAGTAGGCCGGTGGCTTGATGGTCCCTCTGTTTAGGGCCTCAATGAAGGGGTTCTTTTTGTTGTCAGCCATTGGACTTGGCTCCGTAGAAAAGGGCGATCACTTCGTCGTCTGTTTTGAGGCCTGTCTCGCTTTTAACGTCAGAGAAGAAAGCCTGGAACTTGTTAAGTTGGTCGCGGAGATGAGCGTTCTCTGCATAGAGATCGGTCTTGCTGACGCGGGTGCCAGTGTTACCGCGCCGAAGCTTGGCCATGTCGGCGCGAGACTTAAGAGCTGCTTTGCAGACCTTGAGAACACCTGACTTGATGGAAGTAGCTGTGCGATGGCCAGCTCTCATTTCTTCGTCAAGGAACTCAATGGCGTTGCGCATGGTTGATTCACGCTCGTCATACAGGCAAGCCATCTGGAAGACCTGCAGGTTGCGCATCGGCGAATCCATCGGGAGGCGACGGATCATCTGCATAGGGCCAACTATCTCTAGAGCGTTGGCTAGGCCATCACGTTCGAGAGCGAGGATTGCGTCCTCAGGGCTCTCATGGGCCTCGATGACATCCTTAATCAAAGTCTGTAGGCCGAAGGCATGATGCTGGATCTGTTGACTCACGGAGTTGTGAGCTTCTACCTGTGTGTGATCCGGTGGATTGGAGAGTTCTGTGAGCATTGAGTCGTCTGAGGATGAATTCGCGGACTGTTGGAGGCGTAGTGGGCCAACCCGTGGGCGGCTTAACTGGTGGCTCAGGGCTCATCATGATTAGAAGCCTGACAGATATAATCTAGGACGACTTTGTTGCGCACATGAAAGTTGTCGCGGAGTCTTTGATCCTTCCTCCAGACACCAGCCCATGACCTGGCTCTGAATTCCATGTCATCTGGATGAAGCCAATGATATTCACTGTCCCCTGCTTGGCCCATGTTCAAATATTTAGTCTGCACCGCAATAATCGCTTGGAGTATGTGGCATCTAATACCAGGGTCTAGGCCCATCTCAAAACACTTAAGGCGCACTTCATCAATAAGGACTTGGGGGATTCTCTCTCTCTGAGTCTGGCCACCGTGGCAGCAAAAGGCAGTGGTCTTTTGCTTGTCGAGAACTGCCTTCCTGTATTCAGGATCATTCCTGTATTTCTCTTGCTGTTTTATCTGAGCTCTCAGCTTCTGATCTTCGTACTTCTCTGGGTTGTCCAAGCGCCACTGCTTCAAATAGCCAGGATTCTCCGCTTTGAACCGGCGGTTCCTTTCTGAGACTTTGTCGAGATTGGCTAGGCAATATTTCTTGTTAATCGCCCTGACCTTTTCAAGATTATTGTCACGCCACTTCTTGGAAGAGGCGTTCTTTCTCTCGCGCTCCTCTGGTGTCATGTCTGCGACTTTTTTGTTCTTACCCATAGAAAAGGGACCGTAGTCCCCTTAATCTACCTTCGAAGTCTGATAGCTAATGGACGTTGAATTCTGCTTCTGTGAGCAGTACGAGCTTTTGTGAATACGAGAGGTCCAATAGATGATTGAACCTGAATGCTTGAGAGAGATGCCTCTGACCCTTGTCACCGATCATCAGCCATGCACGATCAACGGCCACTAATAGAGGCTGCAGTCGATCGTCTTCCTTGGCTGTTAACTCGTCGCCATGCAAGCCGGCGTACTCCTTGAGCTCCAGCGGTGGACCTGAACAGGCAGAGCGAGTATCAAGCCAAACATCTAGCTCAATTCCTAAAGCCTTGGCAATCTCAATGTCACTGCTGCCCTGGTCCAGTAAGCGCTTACCTTTTTGCCAGGTCTCACGCATGCGGTGGGTCAACTTCAATAGGTAGGTGTGGTCACGAATGAAGTGCAAGATCTCACCTCGGATCTTGGGCACTGCATAGGTGCTGAACTTACAGCCGAACTCTTCATCGAACCTGAAGCAGGCCTTCATTAGGCCAATGAATGCAGCAGCCTCGAGGTCGTCATAAGGGAGACGTGATCTAGGCGATTGTCTTTTGAATGCCCTCCATGCTTCCTTGCGGGCAAGGTTGAGGTTTTCCTCGGTCTTGACCTGCTGCTCAGCAGAAAGAGTAAAGCCGAGAGGCCGCATGAATGAACAGGTACGTTAAGCCCAGTCTACCGTTTTTGACTACCCTACGACGGTCGAGGTGTCAAGTATGGCTAACCGGACATGCCCCATGATGTGACGGTGACCTGTGGCGCCCTGCGGTCTCTCATCCAGTTAAGACACTGAGTTGTCGAATCGACCATATCGTCGTTTTTTCCTGCGGGAAAAGTTGTGAACTGGTTGATGAAAGAGTGCAGCCACGTGGCCTCAGGCGGTAGGTAGACGTTGCCGGCCTCAATCATTGGAGCAGCTCCGCTGGCCCTAGATGCTTTGGAGGCAGTGCCGGTCTTAATGCCAATGATGTTCGGCAGCTTCGATCGGAGCATCTGTATGACGGCATAACCGTTGGCGGCTTCTTCGACAAGGATTGCTGCTGGTGAGAACCGATTGGCTTGTTCTCGAATGACCGCCATGGTTCCGATGATGTCCATCCTCCGGTTGATCACATCGAGGATCGTGTAGGTGCCATCCTCATGTTCGGCGATGGTAGTAATGGCGACAAAGTCGGATGTATCTGAATTTTTAAATGTGCAGTCGATAGACAGGACAACTCTCCTGCGTGGAAGCTCGCTAATTTGAGTTAGTGAACGATAGCGCCACCAATCCGGCTTAAAGATTGCATCGTCTAGCGCAATTGGATTCTGTTGATATAAACAATTCCACTCTCTAGAGCCAAGCGTGTTCTCGATTATCCGCAGTGCCTTGTCGCCGTAGCGCTCAGGACAAAGGGGTTCACCAATCGTCTCCCTGAAGTCGGATTCTACTGTGATTGAATTCGGGATTGCTGGCCGTAGCGCCCAATCTTCAAAACGAGCTGGAAAATCAATAATGTGCCAGCCCTCTCTGCTGTCTTCGTCTTCGCACTGCTCTTCTAGATCCATGACTAGACCAATGGCATCCAATTCTGACCAGCGGGTCTGCACGATCACGATGGCTCCTGCCTCTGGATTGATCCTGGTTCGAAAGGTGGATTTGTACCAACCATGCAGCGTGCGAATTTCGGCCGGGCTCTCTGATTGCTGCCTGTCCTTAATT